TAAATCTACATTAATCTCTGTTGCTACGGCACTGAAGTTACCATTCACTTTTGAGGTATCGTGTTCCTTACCGCTTATTACGAGATGTTTACCTACACCAAGTAAATTATACCAACCAGCCATACGTACTAGATCATCATAGTGCTTGGTAATATCATCTGCACAGTCGACAATCTCCTGGATGTCTAACATCTCATCGAACACTTTGCTTGGATCTGCATATACATTACGAATTATGTGTGTGTAACTACGGCTATGAATAGTTTCACTGAATGCCCAAGTTTCAATCCAAGTCTCTAGTTCTGGTAAACTTACTAGTGGCAAAAAGGCTAGGTTAGGACTACGACCTTGTACACTGTCTAACAGAATCTGACGCTTGAGGTTGCTAGTAAAGATATGCTTTTCGTGGTCTGTAAGTTCTTTAAAGTCTTTAGCATCACGTAGAATATCTACTTCGTTGGGTAACCAAAAAAATCCTAGCTGCTTTTCTGTAAGTTTATCAAACGCACGATACTTGACATCGTCGTATCTCTGAATACCCACATCACCATCCAAAAAGGCATTGCGTTTTCTATGATCTTTGTTGTTAGTTTTTAACCCTGACATTTTTATTCCTAAATTATATAAGCCCATTCGGACCATTTCTCTTTTTGAGATAAGCAACGATATCTTACCTGTTTTGTTGAACTAAATCCGTAAAATTCTACAACTTCTGTAACTGATTGAAATATGCCGTATTTAAATGGTACAACTGTCACAATCTTCCTCTTCAATATCTGGTAGTTCTAGAACAACCTGCTCTTTTTCATTTATATTGTCACCAGCACCGTCATATGTTTGAAAATAATATAACTGCTTGAGTCCATACTTGTAACACATAATAAGATGTTTAAGCATGGTGCTCATTGGAATCTTTTCATCATCATAGAATTGAGGGTTATAACTGGTATTAGTACTAATACCCTGATCAATGTACTTTTGTAGTACAGCCATAATCTTTAGATAACCTTCAGGTGACTTCTGATCCCACAGTAGTTCGTATTTATTTTTAAGTCTTGGATAGCCAGGAACTACTTGTTTAAGTACACCATCCTTACTTTGCTTTACGCTTACAAACGCACGTGGTGGCTCAATACCGTTAGTGCTATTGGAAATCTGTGCGCTTGTTTCTGCTGGCATAAGTGCCATTAGTGTGCTGTTGCGAATGCCTGTGTCAGCTAATTGTTTGCGTAGTCCTGCCCAATCCATACGCTCAGTATGTGCGACCAGCTCATCCACATCTTTCTTATATGTCTGATTAGGTGTTATACCATCGCCATATTTGGTTTCTGGTGTACCTGGACAAGCACCCTGTTCAACAGCAAGATCAGCACTAGCCTTAATTAGATAATAACTCCATGCTTCTGCATATTCATCTACTAGTTCTAGATTAGGATTACTATAGTTTGTATCGTTACGTGCTAGCCAATATGCTAGATTGATAATACCAATACCCAGCGGGCGACGTAGCATTGTAGCGCGTTCTGCTGCCTTTACAGGATAGTTTTGATATGTTAGTAGTGCATCCAAACCACGCACTGCTAGCGTACAAGGCTTCTCAAATTCCTTAGGATCTCTAATCAATCCCCAGTTAATTGCACTCAAGGTGCAGAGCGCAATTTCGCCGTTAGGGTCATTAAAGTCAGACAGTGGCTTCGTGGGTAGATCGATTTCACAACATAGGTTACTCTGTTTGATAGGAGCAACATCTGCTTTGAAACTGCTGTGATCATTAGCGTGGTCAACATTCATTAGATAGATACGACCAGTGTTCTTGCGTTCTTCCATAAACGCACTAAACAGGTCACTAGCCTTAACAGTCTTTTTACGCAAACGTGTATTGCGTTCTGCTGTTTCATAAAGCTCTTTAAACTTGTCCTGATCTGCGAAGAAGGCATCATATAGGCCCGGCACATCACTTGGACTGAACAGTGTAATGTTGCCGCCGGTGATTAGACGTTCGTACATCAGTTTGTTAAACTGCACACCATAGTCCATGTGGCGTACACGATTGTCTTCTGTGCCCTTGTTGTTCTTAAGAACCAGTAGGTCTTCAACTTCTAAATGCCAAACAGGATAGTATAGTGTGGCTGCGCCGTTACGCACACCGCCCTGACTACAACTACGTGTAGCACTCTGGAATAGTTTGTAAAAGGGAATAACTCCTGTGTGATATGCATCGCCCTTGCGAATAGGTGAGCCAATAGCACGAATACTTCCGGCACCAATACCTATACCAGCCTTTTGGCTTACATACTTAACAATACTGCTAGCAGTAGCATTAATACTGTCAAGGCTATCAGCAGTTTCAATAAGAACACAACTACTGAACTGACGCTGCGGAGTACGAACCCCGGCCATAACAGGAGTAGGAAGGCTAATAAGATAAGTGCTAATAGCATCGTAATATTCCTTTACCCAACGCAACCTGTTGCTGGTATATTTGCTGAATAGGGTAGCGGCAATACACATGTACGCCATCTGTGGAGTTTCAAATACTTCACCAGTAACACGGTTCTTTACAAGATACTTGCCGCGCCACTGCTCCATACCAGCATAGGTCAGTGTCTCATCTCTGTCGTGTTTAATGTAGTCGTTTAGCTCGTTCCATTCCGCTTCTGTGTAATCTTCAAGTAGTGCAGGATCGTAGAATCCGCTTTCTACATTGCGTTGTACAAGTTTATAAATGTGCCAGGGTTCAAAGTCGTTATATACAATCTTACGGAGATGATAGTTAATTAAACGCCCTGCTACATACTGATAGCCAGGCGTTTCTTCGCTGATTAGATCTGCTGCTGCTTTGATTAGTGTTTCTTGGATATCGCTAGTTTTGATGCCTTCATAAAACTGTAGATGGCTACGGATCTCTACTTCACTTGCGCTAACACCAGTTATCCCATCACAGGCATAGAATACTACTTTATGTAACTTGTCTAATTCTAATTTTTCTTTTTCACCGTTGCGTTTTTGTACTTGTATTTGAGTGTTCATATCATTTTATCACCTAGTAGATTTTTTATATTGTGTACACTTACTAAATTTTTACTGCTACACTGCGTTTCTAATGCTATATTTACTCGTAACGTTGTATCGTAATTAAGCACATATTTTCCAGAATCAATCCAAACTAGATTGTATTCTGCGCTTAAATCTCTATCTCGGTAGCAGCGAAACTCTAAGGGCCGGTCAATATGTCTGCTTAGACCTATAGTATACAACATTCCCAGGCCACGAGCAATATCATCATATAAATTTTCTGTAATTAATTCCCATGGGCCAGGCCAGTTATTCACAATATCCTGGCAATAGATCTTATTACTGATTGGTGCTTTCCACCAAAAATTATTTACTTCATGAACACAATCATGAAAATCCATCTTATCAAGTTTTTTACGAAAGGATCTCCATTCAGAAATTCTATCCTGAGTGTTTAGAAACCACATGGATCAGCGTATTATACGAATTGAATAATAAAATGTTGCGTCGGTGTCATTAGTAGTAGTATAGTTTAGTGTAGTAATATTAGAGCCATTTGTCAAATTGAAACTTACACCTATACTACCATTATTTTCATTGTAATCTTCGTCAATAGATTGTGCTGAGCTATCATGTGTTATTCTTAAACAACCCTGTCTCCACTTGCTGTTACGTAAAATAGCATATTCAATTTCAATGGCATTCTCGTCAGTATTATCACTAAAAGAAATTCCAGTACTTTTACTTGAGTTATTATCAAGTGTGATGCTTTTTCCGTAACCACGTATGTACCCGCCAAGCTTAATACCTTGGGCATTATCAAAGGCTAACCCTGCAACATGTCCTGTATCAACATTTACCCTTCTTGTTGTACTAGTATCGTCTGCGTCTGGTCTTTCAAAATAATCACCAATACTCTGACATGTACCCACTGCAAAATTAATAACATGTTGTGTTGGATTTCCAGAACCCAAAGCATTATTACCGCAATCATCAAAATAATTAAATGCACTTACAAATCCATCACCATCATATACATGTATGGCATGATGATAAACATTGTCAAACAAACTGTTTGTTATTTTAACTGAGCGAGGACCGTTTACACTAGGAGCACTTCCAGTTACTGATTCTCCTAGTTTAATTGCTTTAAAACATGTTGAAAAAAGACAGTTATCAAAATTAATACTCTGCATATCATTATCAGCAATTACTCCTAGGCTATTTCCTGATATCTTACAATTAGAAAAACTAACATGTCTAGTAGTTTGGTTGGTAGTACTAGTCAGTTTTACTCCTGCTTTAGTGTTACCCACTCCAGTTGGTGCTGTAGTTTTAGCACCTATGAAATTACAATTTGTAAAAAATATACCTTCAGCCTGATCTACAGCCATTATATCAACATCAGTTGTTGCTGAAAAAGTAATATCAGAAACAACTATGTTTGATGGTCTAACGGCGCTATTACTACCCACACTTGCACTTATTTGTTGTAAACTATCTGCTGTTTGTGCTGTGGGATTACTAGCATGTGAACCTTCAATAATGGTACTTTCGGGTCCTTCACCTACTAGTTTAGCGTAGGTGGGTATCTTTATAGTATCTGTAATTTTATACTTGCCAGCTGGAAAGAACAAACTACGTCTTACACGAATAATTTGTTCACGAGCAAATAGTTCATATAGTGCTCTATTAATTGCTAGTGTGTCGTCGGTAGTTCCGTCGCCAACAGCACCAAAATCTCTAACACTTGCAATATCATCAAATTTTTGTTGTAATGTTCTAGTAACAGGACTTGATGCACTAACGCCAGTCTGTGCACTAAATCCTATCTGATCGTCTTTGTAAGTATAGGTATCTGCTAGTCCAATTACATTACTACGTGTAGTTAGAAATTCTATATTCTCTACCACTGGTGCATTTGAGCCACCATTACCTATATATACTTTGCGTGTATCAACAGCGAGTCCAATCTCACCACGTGCTAGTTGTGGTAAGTTATCACTTACGCCTGAACGATGTTGAATTCTCGAGATTTGGACAACGGCCATGACTAATACTCCATTTTATAGTGTATTTATTAGTTTAAGCGCCGTAGTATTCGCCCACTCTGGACCACCATTGACGACTATATTCAGCAAAGTCTTCGCCTTCAATTACCCAAGTTTGAAACTGATAGTCTTTGCTACACATTAGGATCACACCCTGTTGAATGTCTGTGCCATGCACTTCATTATGAGCCGCAGCATAAGCACAGAGCTGCATAAAGTAATCACCGATCCATTCTGTTTTCTTGGGCTTATTTGTTTGCTTAAAGTCTAGAATTGCAGGCTTGCTGTTATACACACCCAAACAGTCAGTAGTACCAGCATAAACCTGTGGGAAATAAAGTGGCACTTCTGTGCCCCAACATTCTTCCATTTTGTCCAAGCCTTGCTCAACAATGATGTTAGCCATCTTATGACTCTGCTGACTGTAGGGATTGCTACCTGGGTCGTCAATGCGATCTTCTTTTACATACTGTTCAAGCCAAGTATGCATACGTGTGCCTCTACCTGCTGCTTCTTTTGTAATCTCCGCAGCTTTAGCTTCGCCTACACGCTTTTTCCATTCACGTAGAGCTTTCTTAGCTTGCTCAGGTTTTGTTTTATCCAAAATGGTTGTAACACTAGGCACTGCCAGTCCGTCAGGCGTAGAGTACATACGACGCCCGTCAACGCTTTTGCGCTTCAGACTGCCATAGTCATATCGTTCTGTAATCATACTATATTATAGCAGTTACCAGGTTAGATACCAATAAAAATATGTTCCGCTTGAACTCTTACGTGTGATCGTATAGCCTCTACCTTGAAAGTGAGCAACCACTTCATTCATCTGTTCTGTTTTAACAGTGTCAGTGATTGTACCCTGCCAGGCTTTGTAGTAGTTTAGACCGTCTGCATCGTTATCAGTCATTGGGCTACCAGTAATAGTAGTACCTTGGATTGTTACAGTAGAGGTATTACTAATAGTAGCTGCAAATGCATTGCTTGCTATCGCATCAAGAACAGCAACTTCCATAATAGCAATTTGTTGTGCTATTGTGTTATTATTTTGTGCTCTTTCACGAGCTTGTGCTGCTGTAGGTAGGTATGCCATTAATCTAACTCCATAAGTATTTATGTATTTTTAAGTTCTCTACCCCAACCAAATAGATTCCAAATACGCTCGTGGAAGAAATAGATAGTCATATTCACTAGTGTGGCCATACTCATAATTGTTAGTCCATACTTCAAACTTCCTGTTACAAAGAAGGGTAGGAAGAAGTTACTGCCTGTGATAACCACACGCCATGTAATGTCCTTGCCAAGACTACGCCAGTTGCCTTCTCTAAACTTGCGAACATCATCATTGAATCGGCCCCACTGCCACCAGTTCCAACCTCGTTCATGTAACCAATAGAGTACTGGGTTGATAAAGAAAGCAAGTCCTGCAACCTTAAGTCCCATTAGTAGACTTCCTGTTACAATAAATGTATTGATAATATGTACACATGTGAAAATAATTCGCATGGTTACAACTTTTGCTAAACTTCTTAGATATTTTTCATTAAACATTGTAGTTCCTTATGTAATGCTTTTGTATATGTCCTTTATAGAGTCCGTTGCCCGCACCATCCGTACTCCAATATTGTCCTAGCTTGCTCGTAGTTTGAGCAATTATAGTCTGCATAGTTTCACGTTCTTTTATATTAGCATTCCATAACCAACTGTCTCTAGGACTGTACACTAAGTAATTCGCTGCTCCGGTAGGTGACTTTCCGTTTGTAAAAGTATTAATATCCCAACGTGGATAAATTATTTGCTTTACAGCATCGTGTGTTAACCATTGTTTGAGTGTCTTGTTATAACCGTAAGGACTGCTACTAGGTTTGTAAAATTCAGACATATCGCAAGTTTCAACAAATCTCTGTACAGTGTGTGCTTGCTTGGAAACTATTTCAGGCATGTCAGGTGTCCAATAAAACAGCTCATCATACCAACCGTTAGCGTAGTTAAGTTGACTATATGGCCCTACACAGTTGTCCATAGTATCTACAAACTGTACAAAAGTACCTGTTTCATCATATCCAAGTTGAGGCTTTTCAAATCCCCAAACAAAACACAAGCTCTTTCCTTGAGTGATTATATCCTGCCAATCCTTTACAGTTTCTCTAAACATGCCTTTAACAATATTATTAGGGCTTAGACTATGATTACTGTAGTATGGATAATTAAACTTGTTCTTCGCTAGAAAGTCTATAGTAAGTTGACTTATATCCAGTAGTCTGTGTTTACAGTCTAGTGTTTTCATACGAGGAAGGACTACCTTGTTTACTTCCTCACACATAAAACTATTAGCATCTTTGGTTGCTTCATAGTTCCAAAAACTTGCTACTTCATCTATAGCACAGCCTTGATCCTGCCAGGCTTGTAACATGTTATCGCTGTCACTACCACCACTGTAAAATAGTACACAGTAATCATAACTATCTCTAATCTGCTGAGCACGTTGCTTGTACAATGTCCATAGATCTACAGGTGGCTCTACTAGCCAATTGAGACTATTGAATACTTCTTTATTGAAGTTCCATTCTGGAAAGTGGCCTGTTCTGGACTGCCATTCTATTGCTTCAACTTTACTGTAGGTTTTCAAGTTGCCAACAGAATAAAATCCATGCTTATCTGCGGATTGAAACATTATTTTATTGTACTTGTTTTGAAGCTAATAGTCAATGACTATATACGGTGGGCGTTAGGGATTTCCATAAACGACTTAATTGTCGAAGCGTCCGTTATATCCGACGGCGTGTTGCCGCTGCAATATTAATTATTTCTTTTTATTGTGAATAGACCACATTGTGGCATAAGCACGACCTGGATTATCTTTGTATTGAGCTAATAGCTTTTTTTCTAGTTTTTCATCAAAACCAGGAGGTGCTTTTTCACCAACGAGTTCTTCACCTAATCCTGCAAGTCTTTTTAGTCGACTTATTGGATTATTGCGTTGTGTTACTGATTCATCCATGCCATCAAGCATGTCAATTGTTTGCCGTGTCCAGATACTAATATCGCTGCTGCCAATTTCATCTACATCGCCTACCATTTCAGCCACGTCACCTGCTGCGATCATAACTTCTTCTGGACCATATTTCATGAATACATTGGGATGTTGTCTTACAATTCTGTATAAGATTGCGCTGGCAACTGGATTTTCTTCTTGTTGCTCGTAACCTTCTTCCTCATCTGCCCAGCTTTGGAATCCATACTCGTTATCTTCCATAACACCTTCATCAACTGATTCTCTTTTTTTAATTTCTTTGTTAAGACGTTTGATCTCGTGCTGAATAGCAGGACTATCGCCACGAGTGTCCAATGACTTCTGCAACTGATCTAGTCTACTTTTAAGCACTTCATCAGACATCTTTGCTGGATTGGCTTCATCAAGTCCAACTTCATCAACTGATTCACGTTTTGCTAGTGCTGCTTTGGCCATAGAATTTACTTTCTTTTCTGGTGGTACATCTCCAACTGGTACAATACTAGTTGATTGATTATCTGTTTTAGTATTAGAAAATACTATTTCATCTTTATTAAATTGTTGTATAATATTCTTTAGATTAGGATTAGTTTCATATGCACTTACTAGTGAATCATAGCTATAAGGCGTTTCTGAATTTTTTAACATATTTAGAAACGCCTGCATAGGAATACTACTCTTATCTTGCTTTGCTGCTTTTTCTTTAGCAAGCATAGCAGTTGCAATAAGATCATGATCAATTGACTCTAGAGTAGATTTAAATTCACTAAAACGCATTAGTTAGGCTCTCTTTTCTCTACCTACTTCTACGTCACCACCCTGTGCTGAATCTGCTGCGCCAAATGTGTCTAAATCATCTGTTGGCTCTTCTAAATCCATATCAGTTGTTGGTTCCATTTCTGGTTCCTCAGCACCAATTGTCGCTGCACCTTCTTCGCCGGCAATACTACGAGCTGCGCTGTCTGCTGCTTCACGTGAACCGCGCATTGCTTCAAGAGCACTCATAATAGCACTACTTACGCTGTCATAATATGTTTGTGCCTGTGTGCTGTCCATCTGATCACGGATTGTGTCTGTTAGTGGTGGAAGGTCTTCGTTTAGAATCTCGCCTAAGTCTTCTATCATGCCCTGGATACGATCTACTACGTTCTTAGCTGCCATAATTGCTTCTGCTTGCTCTAGCTCGCTTTCAACAATTACTGATTCAGCAACAATTTCACCATCTAGCTCTGCTGATTCCATTTTGTTGCCAGCTTCTAGTTCTTCTTCCCAGTAGTCAGCCATGTACTCTGCTACTTCATTGCGAACACTAGTTGGGAACATGTTGCTCCACTTCACGTCTGGTGAACCATGTTCTGCTGAATAACGCTGTGCTGCGTCTGCTGCCCAGTATGTCCAGAGTTTAACAGCGAGATCATGATCGTAAACACCCTTATCCCATTTCTTAGTAAGGTTCTTCATAATTGGAACAGTACGCTGACGATATAAGTCAGCATCGTTCTCACCAAACAGTACTAGCTCATGAGCTTCGTCACTCATACCAGACATTGCTTCACTGATGTGCTTATTAAGTGCTTCAGCTACTAGTTTAAGCTGTAGGTATGTAGCGTCACTGACGGTAGCACGAGCGCCATTCTTGTTTACATAAGTCTTGAGCTTTGCGTCAAAACTTTCTTTTAGTGATTTTGCCTTGCCAAGATCTAGGTTCTCAAGGTTAACACTGTAACCGTAAACCTTATTAATCATATGATTCAATGTTTTGCTATTAGGAACTATTGAGAGATCGTCTAGTTTCATTTTTCTATCCTTGTTATATGGTATTTATACTAACTTAATAAAATAGTAATAGCGGGTATTAATCAATCCTAACCTGTCTTAGTGATTGATCCAAGTTATATCTTGCGTTTTCAAGTCTAGGAAGTGTATAACTCAATCTATTAAGTACTGAAATACGTTTAAAGTTACTTTTACTATTTTTAATAGTGGTATTATAGTAAATTATATCTTCTTGCAATTTACCGCAACTGCCATCATAGATCTTTATAGTTTCTCCTAACTGTTTTTGTTTATTATTGAGACAAATAGCATATGCAATAGCTGATTTTTTGAAATTGAACTTTGTGTCTTGGATATACCATAACGAGTAACGGTTTTTTATTGTAGTACCATTTACTGTGATATTATTTTTATTTTCTGATATAATGATAGTATTACTAGATACTATTTGATCAACGATGCTGTTAAAAGTTTTAGAAAGTATTTGCCTTTTTAAAAGTAATTTGTCCATCTTGATTCTTCCTAATAATTATTGATTTACTAACTAAATCGCTCATAACCTGTTGTTGTCTCTCAGTAAGATCCTTTTTGTTTATTATAGAGCAATTATTAAACATTTCAATAAGTTCTTGTTCCTCATTAAAAATAATAGTCTGTATGCCAGATCTGAACTCTATAAAGCGCATTTAATTATCCTAAAGAAATGGTTCCACCTGGTTTAATCATAGTTTTGGGATCTTGAGTTTTTGGACCTGTACCTTTTGGCTTTATTGATAACTTTTTACTGGCTGGATCTACATCAAGGTCAACTTGATCAAGGTCAATTTCAACACCGTCACCAGCAGTTACTTTATTACCCTGAACTTTGGTAATTTTAAGTTCTGTTTCTTCGTTCTTAGGTGCACCATATACTTTACGATAAGCATATTTACGAGCATCTTCAGGGCTTAATCCTTGCTTTTCAAATTTAGTTGTCTCTTTATCTAAACGCATTGCTAGATAAGCATCTTTATCACGCTGATCCCGTTTCTTTTCCTCCGGACTGCCTGACCACATGTCTTTCCAGCCTTCATTAAACTCGCTGAATCTCATCTGCTGCTCCTATTGAGTGCCGCTACTCGTTTACTTGCTGGATTTACTTTTTTAGTGCGTTTGGCTTTACGTGCCATACGAGAACCCAGTCTTGCTTTTGTCATCTTTAGTTTAATACGTTTTTTAATATCTGGCGCAGCAAAACACTGTCCAGGAGTTGCCACCACTCTACCTTTTCTAAATCCACTCGTGCATCTGTACTTACGTACAACTTTCTTGCCACGCTTTGCCCATGCTACTGTTGCTTCATTAATATCTGTGTTAAATTCTAAAAAACGCATATAGTATTTAGCGTTTTTTATACAGTTGGAGTACGTAATAGATAGAAAACAAGCACACCAACCGCTGCGACTAGGCCGCCAATTATGCCTGTTGACCAACTCATAATTTGACGGTTGCGACTTTGGTCCATCTTGGTAATAGTGTTGGAGATGTGAGTGAGCGTCTTATCCTGCTTGTCAAGACGATCATTCACCGCATCAAGTTTGTCGTGCAGTGCTTTATACCTTTCAGAACACAACTCTACGTGTGCTTCTAAACTTTCTTTTTCAATGTCAGCCATTGATCTCGTTCTCACCAACTCTCGGGCGATGCTTGAATGGAGTGCCTAGTGTATGCCTAATTTGTGCCTATATTTGTGTGCCTATAATAATCGAAGCATCTTATAAAGTATTTATCTATTTGAAGTTTTCATGTATTAATAGTATATTACGATCTAGATCCCTAAAACTAAACACTGGAGGATCTAGGACACAATTTTCTTCTAAATAATTGATTACAGGTATATCTTGCAATATATTTTTTAATATATCCCCGTTGCTGCCAAATATACCTTCACGTTCTATACCAAATCGCCAAGTCCATAAATTAAGATCAGCAATTAACTCTTGAGTTACATCATGCTTTTCACCAAAAGTGACTCCAATGTCTTTGAATTGTTTATACACGGCTTTAAACGTTCGTTTGGTTGGTGATGCTAGACTCCAAGGTTGAGTTATCATACCAATGCATTGTTGTAGAGTCTCAAAATTCCTTTGTTGATTTCTGATTTTATCATTTCCTCTAAGAACACCAGTTTCTGTAATATCAACCAGTGTGAGAACATACCATATTTCTTTATAACTTTCAAGCATGTAGAGGATCCTCGTCTCTAAGCCAAATACCAAGTTCTATTAGTTGTGCTTGGCCTTTACACTCTATAGAATCAACGCTATTATACGACATAAACTTAAGACATTGCAATCTGTTTGTGCCCATGTACACTCCCCAGATCATATCATCTTCGTTAACTATTGGAGGATTTATATGAGGCCACATTTCATGTGCGCCTTTGCGTTTAAAGAAACTTGTGTTCCACCAGTCCAGTGAGCACTTGTAGTATAATAAGGGATACCACAAGCCATCATCCATTATACGAGGCAGGTCACGCCAATACCATCGGTTGTCCGCATGC